AGATGATAGAATAGAGTAGCAGTAACTGCTTCTTTATCTCCTTCGTATGCTTTTAAATCTCTTTGTAGTGCAAGATATTGTTTAAGTGTTTTTGCTGAATAATCATTCGGCGTTACTATTTGGATTGTTTGTTTCATTCTATATGTGTTATTTGTTGTATAAAAGTTTCATATCTTCTTATTTTAGCATCTGCATTCTTTACATAGGCATCCATAGCTATCATCTTTGCCCTCAATTCTTCGTTCTCTCCTTGCAGTTCCTTTGTGTAGAGTATTAGTTGTCGTATCTCTTCTGCTGCCCACATTTGTTGTATATCATCCATAATTAAAAGTTACTATATTTACCAACTGATATAGCGTATGTTCCTTTCCTTTGTGCCTTAACAGATAGTTTCATCATTACCGCATATCTTGCTGCATCTATTGCATGGTCTAATCCACCTTCGGGTTTATCAGTAACATAACCATACTTGTCAGTTATGTATTGATAGGCATACATCTCATTGATTAGATTTTGAGAAGTTCTTAATATCTTAATCTTATAGTTCTTCATTACTCCAATACCGAAACGGATACTATCTGGTCCTTTAACAACAGGTTTGATGTTAAATCCACTTCGGTAGATCTCTTCAATAAGTCTGGGTTCTGATGAATCACAGAAGATTTCGTGTGACTTATCAATTTCGAGTTTTCTGAACTTATCAACAATGTCTGAAGTGACGAGAGCCTTTTCATAAAGTAGTTCTTCCAAATATAATTCATTACCTTCTTTGTATATTGCAACCAATGAACTGGGGTCATTAGAATAGCCAACATCAAAACCAAAGGCAATAAACTCACCATTAATAACATTAACCAACTCAAATTCAAAAATAGCTTTATCATTTGCTGCAAATTCACCTTGTCCATAGATTTTCCATTGTTTATCGTTTGTGTGTTGTAATTCTTCAATTGCTTTAACCATATCAGCAGGTAGGTATGGGTTATCCTTATATGTGGTAACAAACCTTTCACAATCCTGCATCTTTCTAAGCCAATGTTGTGGTGAGATTGTCGGATTGTATGCGAGTATTATCTTACCTGATGTACGAATTCTTAACTGAAAGTAACTCTCCTCATCCAATTCCGATGCCTCATCAACTACGAGTAGGTCAGATTTTAAGCCTCTTAGCTTTTCCGGATCATCTGAATTAATAAACTGAATGGTACTATCTCCTAATCGGTATGTTCTATCTGATATGTTGAAATTATCTTCATTCCATATTCCTAATCCTTTTAGTATATCAGTAAAATCTTTGATTACAGTACGTTTAAGTGATGGGATGGTTCTACGCACCACTGTAATGATTTGAGGGGATTTAAGCCCCTCTACAATAACGTATTGAAGTATTGCGTATGTCTTTCCACTACGAGTTCCCCCTATATGTTGAGTAACTCTACTATTGGATTCAAGTAAGTTTTCAAAAGTGATTGTAGTATTAATCTCTATATTCACTACCTGATTTATTTATATTGATGCTAATCTGCTGAATCTTCTGCTCTATCTCTGCTCTCATCTCCGTCCTACTTAATTTAGGTAGGGTGAACTCCATTAACTTCAAAGCTAATTCTATTGCACGTTCTGGGTCTTCTTTCCTAATCTTTTCTAAATCTGCTGATAATGTGTTAAGTGTATTATCAACTGCTCTCGCAATTGTGAGCTTCATCATTTCCGTAGAACGATTGATTGCACCTACCGGTCTACCTTTTGCTAACTTATGACCTTTTTGAAATGGCATTTTTATTTATATTATTTAATTATATAACACCAACTATTATCTTTGTAGGTGAAGGTGTTTTCATAACTTTATTATTATTATTGTCAAAAGTATAATTATATATCCAACCATCAATGTGGTCAGTGGGTATTTGTTTATTTTATTACTCATTTTAATGTGCGCTAACGGGTTTGGATTTACGAGTGGATGCTTTATCTATCTCATTCTCGATACGTTGCCACGCATCGGCATTTGATATCTTAGTTCCATTTATGTCCAACGGTGGACGCCCTACTCTTTTTAGTTCAGTAGGGATTACCACTTCTCCTTCCTCATCTACCATCAATTTATCTAAACTAAATTGTTTACGGGAAAATATCCAAATAATTAACGGCTTATCTTCAAATAATTCGTCTAATTTATCCGTAAGATACCGTTTCCAATCATCCCTATTATTAAAAAGAGATAATTGTTTTTTTACTATCCGGAACCTTCTACTCCTTTCAGTAGGAGCATATGGATATGGTTGACGGTGGTCATTAGTATTTGGTTCTTTATTTAACCGTTTTCGTTGCTGATATGCTTGATAATTAATCCTTCTACATACCCTACATATATTACCTTGCTTATAATCTTCAAATTGGACACCACAACTGATTACTCTACACTTTTTAAGTTTACTCATATGGGTTGTCTATTATTTGTTTTAAATGTAATCGTATCTTCTTTACTGCTAAGAATGTTGTGCTCTTACTAATACCTATATCTTTACTAACTTGTTCTAGCGTCTTTTCTGAACACCAATATAAACTAAATAACTTTGATGACGCCCACATCTTTGTCTTTTCTAAATGTCTTAACTCTTCCATTACATCATCATACGCCTTTTGTATTTCTAAATCTTTTTCAGTATCATAAGGTATGTCCAATTCAGTATCCCATATTTCTGCTACATAGGTTGTACGATTTAGTTTCTTTGTTTTGTTGAGGTATCTATGACGTAGGAATTTGGCACAGTATTGTAGGTTATAGCTATTTGCTCCCCACCATAGTTTAGGATTACATTTGCTATGAAGATACTCATAAAGTTCTTGACATATATCCTGTGATTCTAATTTGTTTTTAGTAACTTTATTAGCAGTTTGGATTAACCAATTATGTGATTCGGAATATAGATTAGTTAATCTTCTTTCACATTCCATTTGAATACTACCGGTTACTTCATTCATATTATACTCTTGCTTTTACCCAATCTTTTAGTAAATTAATTGCCCCTTTCCAATGCGATGCTGCTGATTGACAACCACACGGTTGTGCTATATTAGAACCATTTAATTTATTGTAATTGTTCCAAACATATCCTAACATATTATCAGGTAGATTTAGAGATATAGTTTCCATCTTTTCTTTTAACTCTTTATATTCTTCAAAAGTTAGCGGATGATATTTGGATTCTTCCATATTATTTTACTGGCTTTAGTTTTGGTAATTGAAGTGGTTTTGCTTCCGGTTGAGGGGTTTGTGATTGAATTGGAAATGGATTTTCTAAATTAAGGAATGGTGTTAGTTTTTGTATATTCGGATGATTACCTGGAAATCCAATGCCCATGGAAGCTAAGATTAAGACCATGTCATTTACTGATTCCATCTTACTCCAATCAACTGCATATAATGAGTTTGGGTCTAATCCTTTAGGTTTAACATTAAATCCATCTAATCTGGCTTTTTCTACTTTAAAAGTTGTGTTCATATTGTTTTTATTTGTTTGTTAATAATGTTTTCCATTCTTCAATGGTTTTGATGTTTAATAGTTCATACTTATAAAATGTATATTCCTCCCAGTCTAAATTACCTAACCATTCTATCGGTACTCCTTCTTTATTATTTCTTATAAATCCAATTCCCCAATCGGTATCTATTGTTAAAACTTCTATTCCACTTTTATTTTTAATATCAACTATTGCTTTCCAAACATCACCGGTCCATTCTCTACCATTATCTTCAATTGTAGTTTGGTATTCTGCAGTAGGTAAGCAATCATGTACTAATATGCATCCATTCGATGATAAATGATTAAGTGAATTAAGGATATCTGCAAGACATTGCTCTCGTGTATGTAATCCATCTATGAATATAATATCATATTTAACATCTGTTTCTAATGATTTAAAAAACATATCTGATGTTAATTCTACAATACTTTTATTTAGCATATCTTCAATAGGAAAAGGTTCAACACCAGTCTTATTTTTTATTTCTATTTTGTCAAAATTAGAATGTGGAAATTGAACTCCTATCTCTAAATAAGAATTGTAGTTATATCTTTGTATAAGATAATTTATTATATCTGTTCTATTCATAACTTTATTGCATCTTCACAACCAAAGAGTTCATTGAGGAAGATTC